AAGGTGGATGGGTCCAAAAACTTGGAGTAAGAACAGTAAATGATAACAATTGGCACATGTTAACTTGGGTGAATTACAGTAACAACACCATGGACATGTATGTTGATGGTATACTGGACGTCAATGTTGCAAACTCAACTTCTGGCAATAATAATCCTGTTGATGTTATTGGTAGATCATGGGCAGGATATTTTCCTGGTTCTATTGCAACAGTGTCGAGATATACTAGATCTCTATCAGCAGCAGAAGTCCAGCAAAACTTTCAAGCATTAAGAGGAAGGTACGGAATATAATATGGCACATTACGCAAAAATAGAAAATAACATAGTCACAAATGTGATTGTAGCAGAACAAGATTTTATCGAATCTGGTGCAGCTGGAGACCCAACAACGTGGGTGCAAACTTCTTATAACTCAACCATTCGTGAAAATTACGCTGGTATTGGATATGTGTATTTTCCAGATCTTGATATGTTTGTACCACCAAAAACTTTTGAGTCATGGATCTTAGATGAAGTCAATGGTAAATGGGATGCACCTACACAAAAACCAGATGGTGATAAAAATTACATTTGGAACGAGGAATCTCTATCTTGGATTGAATCTGCATCAGTGCTTCCTTCTGGTGAGGACTCGATATCTGTGATTCAATCTTCATCAGTTCTTCCTTCTGGAGAATAACAATGGGTGTTTCATCAGGACCAAGCAGTGTTAATAGTGCTCTCTATAACTATCATGTTTGCACTACTTCTGGCACATTCGTTCCTAACTTTAATGGTAACGTTGATTATCTTGTAGTCGCTGGAGGCGGTGGTGGTGGTATGGATATGGGTGGAGGAGGAGGAGGCGGTGGTGTTTTATCTGGAGTACTAGCTGTTACTGCAGGAGCATCATATACAGTATTGGTAGGCGCAGGAGGAAATGGTGCACCTGAAGGTGGTACTCAGGGGCAAGCTGACGCACATCAATTTGGTGTGAATGCTACTCAAGGTGGAAATTCTGTATTTGGATCCATAACTGCCACAGGTGGTGGTTTTGGAGGTAGTAGTTATTATGGTTATACTCTAACTGGCGTTGGTGGTAATGGTGGTAGTGGAGGAGGTGCAACAGGATATACTGCAGGCGCCACAGTTTCTGGTGGAACTGGTATTTCAGGACAGGGTAACCGTGGTGGAAATAGCGGAGGTGGATCATATTACTCTGGTGGTGGCGGTGGTGCTGGAGGAGCTGGTGGTGATGGACCTAATGAACCAAACGGTGGTGCTGGTGTATTAAATAGTATACTGGGCGTGAACTACTATTGGGGTGGAGGCGGTGGTGGATCTGGTTATTCAGATCGAGGTGGAGATGGCGGAATCGGTGGTGGAGGTGGTGGTGCAATAGGGTATCAACCAGGCGGTGGATCTGCTCTTAACTCTGGTGAACCAGGTGGCGGTGGGCTACCAGGTACATGGGCTCAATGCGAAGGTGGTCATGGTGGTGCTAACACTGGTGGTGGTGGAGGCGGTGGTTCTCACTACATGAGAAATAATCGTGGTGGTAATGGTGGTTCAGGGCTTGTTGTTATTCGTTACTTAAAAACACAAGGGTTGTCTACATTTAACAATACTGGTGTAACACCGTTAAGTTCTCTAATTCTTTCAATAGACGCTGGTAACCCAAAGTCTAGTTCGGTTGAGGTTTTAGTAGTCGCTGGTGGCGCTGGGGGTGGTATGGACATGGGTGGTGGCGGTGGTGCAGGAGGAGTAATCTATAAGAAGAATTATTCTGCTCCAATCAATGTGCCTATTGTAGTTACAGTTGGTGCTGGAGGTGCTGGATCACTTGGACCATATGGTGGTGGTCAGGCAGCTGGATCATCTGGTGCTGATAGTATTTTTGGCAATCTTAGAGCAGTTGGTGGTGGAGGCGGTGGTAGTGGACATTATTTTACAGTATTAGGTGGTCAAGGTCAATCAGGTGGATCTGGTGGTGGAGATGCTACACAACATGGATATGGAAGACGAGGCGGTGGTGGATCTGGTATAGCTGGTCAAGGTTATAAAGGTGGTGGTCAAAGTTGGTTTGGTCAATATTCAGCTGGAGGCGGTGGCGGTGCTGGTCAACGAGGTGGAGGCGGTAGCGATAGCTATGGTGGTAAGGGTGGTCAAGGTTTCTTATCTGATATAAACGGTACATCTCTTTACTGGGGTGGAGGCGGTGGCGGTGGTGGTCACACTATTAGAGGTGGTGATGGAGGCTTGGGTGGTGGCGGTGGTGGTTCTGCATATGGCGGTTACACGCCTGGATCTGGTGGAGGAAGTGCACTCAATGCTGGTGCCAATGGAGTTGGTCAAAATAACGGGACTGGTGGTAATGCTGGCGCAAACACTGGCGGTGGAGGTGGTGGCGGATCGCATTGGGATAGTGATGGAGGAAATGGAGGATCTGGTATCGTTATAGTTAGATACTACGGTTCACAAAGAGCAACTGGTGGAACTATAACATCTTCTGGTGGATATACAATTCATACGTTTACTAGCTCTGGAACTTTCACACCAACAGGGTTTTTAAATTGGGGCGACACTGCTAGCAATGATATAACTGGTATACCGTTTGGGGCAGTATATAATTCAAGTGATAGTGGATCTTTTTCTTTTGATAATGTAGATGATTATATTGATGTTATACCTTTTAATGCAACAACAATCACTAATTGTACTATTGAAGCATGGGTCTTTGACTCAAGTTCTGATACTAACTATAGATCGATAGTACAAAATAATGTGGCTGGAGATGATGCATTATATGTTAATCCATCTAATTATCTTCAATGGTGGCCATCGACACAATCGACATTAACTGTTCCACGCAATCAGTGGGTTTATGTTGCAGCATCTCATACATATGGATCAGGAATATTATATCAAGTTAACGGAGATCAACAATTTATTGGTGGCACATTTGAAGATCCAACAGATTGGGATTTTATGAGAATTGGTGGACATAGTTCTGGTGACGGTGAACGATGGGGTGGAAGAATATCTGTAGTACGAGTACACAATCAAGCACTTAGTGCAAGTGATCTTACAAGAAACTTTCAATCATTAAGAAGTCGATATGGCATATAATAGAAACTATAAATATAACAAAGAATCTACCTAAGGTAAATAATGCCAGTTACCACTAAAGAACAACTAAAAGAATATTGCCTGCGTGCATTGGGTGCACCTGTGCTTGAAATTAACGTAGATGACGAACAACTAGAAGATCGCATCGAAGAAGCATTAGAATATTGGAGACAATATCACCCAGATGGTGTTGAGAAAGTTTATTTAAAACACCAAGTTACTGCGCAAAATATAACAAATAAGTACATAGAATTCCCAGATCTAGTGTATGGTATCATTCGTGTGATTCCATACAATCAAGGATCCTCATCTAAGAATCTATTTGATCTGCAATATCAACTTAGACTAAACGACTTATATGATCTAACATCAACTTCACTAATCTATTACAAAACTGTAATGAGTCACTTGGCTCTACTAGATTTAGAGTTGAACGGGGCGACTATGTTTAGATTCAACCGTAGACAGAATAGGTTATACTTAGATATCAACTGGGAAAGTGATATCATTGTAAATGAATTCGTAGTAGTAGAAGCATATCGTGCTCTTGATCCAGCTGAATATAGCAAAGTTTGGAATGAATCCTGGCTAAAGCACTATGTGACAGCACTATTTAAAAAGCAGTGGGCTGTAAACCTTAAAAAGTTTCAAGGTCTACAGTTGCCAGGTGGTGTTACACTGGATGGTAATGGTTTGTATGACGAAGCCACTAAAGAAATTGATGACTTAGAGAATGACTTAATGACTAAGTCTGCACCTTTGGATTTCTTCCTAGGATAATATGGCAAGAAATGTCTACTTCTCTCATGGAACTAAAAACGAACAGTTCCTTATAGAGGATATTATCGTTGAATCACTTGCCATTTATGGGCAAGACTTTTACTACATTCCAAGAACACTTGTTTCTAAAGATAACATTCTTGGAGAAGATCGCTTAAGTGAATTTAAGACAGCGTATCCAATTGAAATGTATTTAGAAAATTCTGATGGATTCGAGGGTCAAGGTGCATTTATGCAAAAGTTCGGCTTAATGGTTGAACAGACAGCAACACTAACAATGGCTAGACGTCGTTGGGAACAGTTAGTTGGACGTTGGGGTCAAACGATTTTACCAAACCGTCCATGCGAAGGGGACTTGCTATACTTTCCACTCTCAAAAGGATTGTTTGAGATTAAGTTTGTTCAGCATCAAGATCCATTCTATCAGCTAGGCAAGCTGTATGTATATAAGTTGCAAGTTGAATTGTTCCAATACTCTTCAGAACGTATCGATACTGGCGTAGAAGAAATTGATGCGTTTGAGACTTTGAAGACTTTTACAACAGATACTACACGATCTCAATATGGTGAAGTTCTTTCTATAAATGTAACATCTCGTGGAAGTGATTATACAACAACTCCAACAGTTACAATTTCTGGAGGTGGTGGAACAGGTGCTACTGCACAGGCAGTTCTTGGAACTGGCGTCAATGCAAATAAGGTAGTTTCTGTTGTTGTAACAAATGGCGGTGCTGGTTATGAAACTTTACCAACTGTTACTATTGCAGGTAATGCAAAAGCAGTTGCAGTTGTAGGTACTATTATTGATAACGTAGACTCGTTTGGTGATAATAACTCATTCAAGCAAGAAGGCTCTAACTATATTTTGAATGAGTCAAACCCATTTGGTGATGTTTCAAATTATATCATGCCGAGTGTCACACCAGCCCCAGTATACTTAACAACTGCAGATTCAATAGCATATACTGCAGATCGATCAATAACAGCAGATGCAGGATAAGGATAAAAAATGCCTAAACAAGTAATAGGAATTGGTTTAGCAGTTAATGATGGAACTGGTGATCCACTAAGAACAGCGTTTACTAAGACTAATGCAAACTTTACAGAGTTGTATGATTCTGTTGCAACGAAACAAGCTGCGGATGCCGACTTAACTGCAATCGCTGCACTAGCTGGTACTACTGGTTTCCTAAAGAAATCAGCAGCAAATACATGGGCACTTGATACTAGCACTTATTTGACTGGTATAACTTCAGGTAATGTCACTACTGCATTAGGATTCACTCCATATAATGCAACTAACCCAAGTGGTTATATAAGTCTGTCATCATTAAAAACTGTTGTTGCTGCTTCAACCGATTTTGCTAATTTTAAAACTAGAATTGCTGCTCTATAATGCTAAACAATAACGTATTCTATCACGGAATAATTCGAAAAACTATTGTAGTTTTCGGATCTCTATTCAGTTCGATTTATATTGATCGAAAAGAAGGCGACTCTGTGGCAGGAACTACTGTTCAGCGATTACAAGTGCCGCTGGCTTATGCTCCCAAAGAAAAGTGGCTGATTCGTTTAGAACAAGATCCAGATCTATCTGGTAATGTGTATGCATCTTTACCAAGAATGTCCTTTGAAATTCTTGGCTATACATATGACGCATCCCGCAAAACAAACAGAATGCAAAAGATAGTTTGTGGTAATGGCGTAGACAGTATGAATTTTGTATATTCTCCATCACCATATAATATTGAAATATCCTTGTATATTCTAACAAAGACTCAAGAAGATGGCTTACAAATCATCGAGCAAATACTTCCAACCTTTACTCCAGAATACACTCTTTCTGTAAAAGTGTTACCTGAAATGAACATCATTCAAGATGTTCCTGTTATATTAAATTCAGTTAGTGTTCAAGATGATTATGATGGTGATTTTCAAACTCGTAGATTCGTTACACATACTTTGAACTTTACACTGAAGACTAATCTGTATGGTGCTGTTGAAAATAATAAAGTTATTGCAGAAGCAGGAGTCAATTTGTCAGAAAATCCAGATGGGTCTTCGCCTTATAAAACATATAATGCAACTGGTAACTCTAGCACATCTACAGTTACGAATGAAAGCTGGATTGATAATTTCTAATGGCTGAAACTGGCTATAACGCTAATCCCAATTTAAAACCCATCGGTGTATCGATACAGTTCGATGAGGAACAGGTACAAGAATACTATAAGTGTTCTCAAGATCCTGTATATTTTATTGATAACTACTGCTACATCGTAACGATTGACCACGGTCTTCAACCATTCAAGCTATACGACTGTCAGAAAGAAAAGGTTGAGTTTATACACTCCAACCGTAAGACTATTCTTATGGAGGGTCGTCAGCAAGGCAAAACTACTACATCTGCTGCATATATTCTTTGGTATACGATCTTTAATGAATCAAAGAACGTAGCGATTCTGGCAAACAAAGCATCAACTTCTCGTGAAATTCTTTCACGTTACCAGCTTATGTATGAGAATCTACCAATCTGGATGCAGCAAGGTATCAAGACATGGAACAAAGGTGACATTGAACTAGAAAATGGATCTAAAGTATTTACTGCTGCTACAACTGCAGCTGGTATTCGTTCTAAGTCTGTTAACTTACTATACATCGACGAAGCTGCGATCATTCCAAACACAGTGGCTGAGCAATTCTTTACATCTGTTTACCCTACTATTTCTGCGGGTACTACTTCTAAGATTCTTATCACTTCTACTCCACTTGGTTATAACCACTTTTGGAAGTTCTGGAACGATGCTGAGAATGGTCGAAATGACTTTAAGTCTATGTTTATTCCCTATTGGAAAATTCCTGGGCGTGACGAAAAGTGGGCACTTGAACAGAAACGTCAGCTTGGTGATCTCAAGTATAATCAAGAGGTTCTATGTAAGTTCCTTGGTTCTGCACTAACTCTAATTAACGCAGACGTTATTGCACGACTGTCTTACAATAACGCAATCTTTAGTAATGAAGGTTTGGACGTTTATAAGAAACCAACCAGAGATCATACATATGTGATTGTGGCAGACGTAGCAAAGGGTGTTGGTGGTGACTATTCAGCATTCTGCGTAGTTGATATTACTGCAGCACCCTATGAAGTTATAGCT